AACTAACAACTTACTTTCAGCTAAAGATGTATTGATTGTAAACGTAGGTTCAGGTGGTACAAGCGGTGCTTACTGGCCGTATGTTGCTAACGTAGGCGCAGGTTCAGCCGTAATTGGTGTATACAACAATACTGCTAACCCTTTGTCTCAAGCAATTGTTCTTAATTTTGCAGTTATTCATAATGCTTAGTTAAATAAGGGCTTCGGCCCTTATTTACAGGAAAACACATGCCAACCATATATTTAAGACACCCCGTTCATGGTACTAAAGTAGCTACTATGCTTGAAGAAGCTGAAGCGGATGCACAAAACGGATGGATAGAGTATAATCCTGATACGCCAGCTAAAAAATTAGTTGAAGCGGCTCCCGTCAATACGCTGGATGTCAAACGACGTAGAAAAGAATAAGGAGCCGTATTATGGCCACTACCGCAGGCGATCAAATTAATGGAGCGTTACGATTACTTGGCATATTAGCCGAAGGCGAAACTCCATCTGCCGCAACCTCACAAGACGCTCTATCCGCGCTAAATCAAATGATTGATAGCTGGAACACAGAGCGTTTGTCCGTGTTCTCAACCCAAGACCAAGTGTTTAGCTGGCCACCTAATGTGTTGTCAAGGCAGCGGTATTAGCCGCAACTTGAGGTACAAACGTAGCTCCATCTAACAACGGATCTGCATAAGCAACGCCAATTGGTTTGGTATTGTTAGCCATGATATTTTCCTTTAAAAGTTCCGCCCCGAAGGGCGGAGTTAATACTTTTTTTATCTTAAGCTACAACAGCAAATTGCCATTTTGCGCCATCAGAAATAAACAACTTGCCTACGCCAGTAGCATTAGTAGTAATGCCAATGGAGCCTTTAACGGCGGTTGTTGTAGTGCTGTTAGCAGTAACTGCTGTGTCTAAGAAGTAAATGCCAGCACCGGTAGATGCTGTAATAGTGTTGCCACCAATTAATTTAGCTGCATTGACGTTACCGTCACTAAATTGGTATGGGCCTGATCCGTTTGCTAGTGCCATGATAATTTCCTTTTTGAATAGATTAAAGAACCCCCACCGAAGTGGGGATTACTTAGACTAACCCCAAATACGGGCAGCCATTTGTGGACGAACAGCGCTGTAGCCATATAGAACGTCAATACGGCAAGGTAAGCGGTCGTTGTTGATGTCATATTGACGGACAACACGTAGAGAGATACCGTTGTGTACTTGACGTGAAGCCATATCAACACCTTGTGGTAATAACAAGTCAGCAGTCGCGAAAGTGATTGCATCTTTGTGGTATACCAAGTTTTGAGCGTATTGAGTAGAAGCTGCACCAACAAATGTAACAGCAGCGCCGTCTTGTGGGAAGGCACTGATAGTTGCCAAAGCGTTGTTTGGAGTGTACATAGCTGGTGAAACAGCGATGTTAGTCCAAGCGCCACCTGAAGCAGTGTTAGCAGCAGTTACAGTGAATTGTTGCAATGAACCAGTTGACTCGCGAGTTTGTGGGTTAACTGCAAACACGTTAGCAACAGTGAACACGTCACCTACAGTAACTGTAGCTGAACCTGTACCGCCATCGATGCTGATAGTAGATTGGCCTTCAGTAGTGATTGTGCCATTTACTAAGATAGTATCGCTAGTAGAACGAGTACCAGTGGTGTGTTGTTTGATAGATTGAGACATATTAACTTCTTCGAAGCCTAATACGCCCATGCCCATCATACCGTTACGGAATTGACGTGAAACAGTGTCAGTTGGGTTGAACAAACCTTTCATACCTTCAACTAGGCCCGCGTTGGCAGCTGGGTTAACAGTTGCGTAACGTGGAGACATAACAGCAGCGCCTTCGTTTAGTTTTTGTTGAGCTTGCAACAATACTAATGAAGTAGCAGGTGTAGTGCCTGGAGTACCTACTGAGTTGTAGATTGATTTGTAAGCATTAGCAACGTCTGCATCAACGCTAGAAGCCAATTGTGAGATACGTGGTTTCAATACACGTTCTGCAAAATCGTCTAATTGCATTGTTAATTCAGCAGATGTGAAGTTAACGCCAATGTGTTTTTGTGATGCAACGGTCAATGTTGTGAATTGCTCGTTATCATCTTGCACTTGTAAAGCCGCGCCGTCAGTTACTAAAGCACGATCCGGTAAACGGATACGCAATGTAGAACCAATTTTAGCGCCTTCAACGGCAAAAGAATCGTCGTATTGACGATTTACGTTACGTGTGATCACAAGGTTATTCTCTAGGATTTCTAGGGCTTTACGAGTGATCATATCAATGGTTAAGATTGAGTTTGACATGATATTTCCTTATTAAAAGTTAGCGGTTTCTTTTCGCTTCCCATGCCTTAGCTTGTCTAGCTCTTTCAGCAGCAATCCAATCAGACGTTGACATTGACTTCATTGACCTAGGGTCAGTCGTGTCGTACGCTGGTGAACCGTTACCTTTAGCCGTGACAGGCGAAATAGGCGCAGGTGCGCTAGTTGTTTTCTTAATTACCGGCTCGTTAGCAATTTTTGCTTCAAGTCGGCCAATTTCTTTAGCTTGTAAGATTGGCGGTAACTGAGCAATCCGGTCAGCTTCCTTAATATTAGTCCCTAGGTAATAAGCCAGTTCGGGGCCAACATCAGATGCCTGAATGGATTGGGCCATCACGTCAGTAATAGGAACGCTGGGGTTATATGCAACTTGCTCGAAGTCATCATACTTAGCACGGGCTTCTTCTTCTCTATCGTGGTAGGTCTCAATGATTTCACGCTGTTGCTTTTGACGATCTCTTTGCTCAAGCAGTTGTTCAGCTTTTTGCACTGCCAATGCTTCGGCGTATGCTTCTACTGATTCAAATTGCTCAGGCGCAGGAAGGTCTCTAGGCGTCGCAGGGGTTGAAGCCTGTGCAGCACGTTCTCTTTCCCATTTACGCTGTTCTCTTGCCAAGCGTTTGCCAATCGCAGCATCAAGTTCCTCTTGCGAGAATGTCTTGCTTGCTTCTGCTGGCTTTTCTTCCGACACTTCTACATCTTGTGCTACAGTTTCAGGAGCTGTCGTAACTTCTTCTACTGGCGCGGGTACTTCCGCTAATACTTCTACTTCTTGGTTTTCACTCATTTTGTTTCCTTAGAAACCCTGGTGAAATGCACCAGTACATTTTTAATATATTCTATTCGTAGACAACTGTAAAGGTTGCGGTGTTAGCAAGTACGATATAAAGGCCGTTGCTAAACCAAATGCCTGACGGAAAGCTAAGATACTGTGTACCCGCAGCTACTGTAATGGTATTTGCAATCTTACCGTCGCTAGTGCTTGATGTAGCGCTATCGTATACAGTAATTGTACCACTTGATGTTGTTGATACAAAAATGCCGTATAGTTTGCCGGCGCCTACTTTAGTTTGGTCTGTTGCTGCTAAATATTTATAGTTTGCCATGATTAATCCTGATAATTTTTAATTAAAACAATATTAAAAAATGCACTTGCAGAGTTATTTGCCGCAGAACCTATTGCAGAGGCGCCTACACAGTTTTTTTCTGAAATTATATACGGGTATGAAAAATCATACTGCACTGACCCGTTGTTAAGCGTAGATACCGCACCCACGCGAACAATTCCATCTTGGCCGTGTTGTTTTAAAAACGCCGTTACAGAAGTTGACCCGGAGGCTTGCCCTGTAGTAATAACACCTGTAGTTAAGTAGCCTGTGTAACCCGCTGGAACGCAATAATGTGCGGTAGTGCGGTTATTATACCCTGTTGCGATAATGTCATATAATACAGCAGGGACGCCCGCAGTTACTACACCTGTGCCTGCATTAATATTACCCGCGTTTGCACCGCCTGATCCAGTTGAAGCTACATAAAATCCATTTACATAAAGATAACTGTTCGTTGTGTTAACTGCTGTTTGCCCATTTAAAGTTATGCTTTCGCTAACTTGATTATAGCTTCCATCAAGCCCTACTATAGTGACAGTTCTTGCTCCAGTGCCTGCTGAAGTATCGTCCGTACTAGACGAGCTTATTTTAAGCACGGAAGCCACGGTTGGGTGAGGCACTGTGCCGCCATCAGGCCAAATTGATTCTTCAGTTGTATCTACGTCAGGATTATATCCAAATATTGATATGGCTGAATGACCAGGGATTTGTCCTCTAGCCACTTGTAAAGCAAAATCTTCAGTTTTGCCAAATTGAGTTTGTGAGGTATAGACGTTCATGCTAAGAACCGTAATTTATACAAGGTTGATAGGTATAAGCCTATAATTTCGTCAATTATGTTCTGTATGGGTGAATCTGTTTCGTCGCATATTTTGTAGCGATCAGCTTCAATTTCTTCTAGTTGATTCTGTAAAAAGTCAATAATGTTTGTAGTTTTTTTAGCTGACTGAAGCGTTATTGGCCCCATCAAACCGTGGCGGCCTTGGTAGGCTTCAGCAAAGTTGTCCGCTAGGTCAATAACATTGTCATAAAAGCCACGTAGTGCTTTATGCTTAGAGTAGCTTCTAGTATTTAGATGTACAGAGTGCGCTACATCCCTAGCTAAGAATAGTATTCCTACAAAGTCACAGGCTTTCATTGTTGTATTCCTTCAGGCGGCATCATTGGTTGTTCGGGTTGCATTTGTTCTTCAGGCATCATGCCTTCAGGCTGTTCCATCATTTCGTCAGGCATTTCTCTGTTAGGTAATGCGCCTACAAGGTCTCCGCTATCAAGCATACCACTAACTGTACCCATTACGATGTCTTGGATTTGCTCCGGCGTCATGCCTGCCTGCACTGCGCTGATACGTTTAGTCTCAGCGTCGTATGCTTTAATGTTAGCCTCTTGTTCTTTAATTGCCATGTCTTGCGCTTCCATAGATTTGCTGACGTTTTGCAACATACCGTGCAATTGGTCTAACTCTTGGCCCATCGCTTCAAGTTGTTGCTGTGCGGCTTGCAATGCTGGGTCTTCATCGGCATCGCTTAGTAGTTTAGGATCGATAGTCTTAGCAAAGCGTTTAGCCATTTCTTGTGCGCCAGGCCAGTCC